TTTTTGATAAAATTCTCTACGTTCCGAATGATTTGCACCATCCAATTGTTTTCTTACAACATTTTCCATTTGCCTATCAGTAAGTTTATAAATACGCTTAATATCTTTTTGATGACCATTCATCAAATCGTTATAATGAACATTTTTCATAACTTATCTCCATGTTCCTAATTTTTATACTAAATAAAACGTTATACAACATTATATGTTAGTTTGCTCATTTATATTATTTTCATATTTTGGTTTGATAATTTTATGATGCGTTTCAATTGCTTCTTTTAAATGTCGGTGTTTCATATCCATACGTTTAATTTCAACATCAGCATGGTGTACGGCTCTTTCTGTTTGGGCTTTAACTAGTTGCACAGCAGCAGATGTGTCATTCATATGTGATTTAGCACCAATTTCTTCTCTTTGTACTTGTATTTTAGCCATATCTACAGCAAATTGCGCTTTATCTTTTTCATATTCTTGTTGCAATTTTTGCATGTCTACTTGCATTTTTAATATTGCAGGATTATTTTGTTGTTCTTGTTGCTGTGCTTGCATGGCTTGTTGTTTCATTTTCATTTGTTCTTCTTGCCATTGACTTACCATGGCTTTTAATTGCTCTATACCTTTTCCTTCCATATTATCTAATACAAAATTTAATCCTTTATCAGCAATAAACTGTGCAAATAATGGACTCATGCCCATCATTTCTTTAACCATCATTATAGTTTTGGATTTTTGCACTTGGAAGCTAGCGCCGGCTTTAACTACTACATTTAATGACGTGGTGTCAAAATCAAAAGGCAATCCGTCGTTTTGATTAATTTTAACAAAACTTCTTTTTCCTTCTTCATCCATAATTGGAATAGTTCTAGGTGTAGAATAATATTTTGGCAATAAATCCACGTAGACTTGAGCTGCTCTTTGTAATCCTTGCATAAATCCAACAACATATGGCATTGCTGCGCTGTTTGATTGCGTTGCTCCTTCAACAATTGCAACACCAGACAATTGATTGTTATTAATACCAAGGGAAGCATCGTAAGATCCAAGTATTTGTTCAATTAGAGAATCAGCACCAGTAAATGCTTGTACAATTTCTGGAGGCGCTGGAATTCTGTTAACTTCACGTATTGGGTTATTAATTGGTAATTCTGGATTTGACTCATGAACTGAATTAAAAACAAGTGTTGAAGCGCGTTGTACATCTTTGTAAGCAGAAAGAAATTCTTCTTCTTTTGGCAACGCTTCCTTAGCAACCATGAGTTTATGTTGCATTTGTGATTCAATCTCATTGGCTAAAGCTATACCGGCATAATTTTTTAAACGTTGCGCGCCTTTTGCATGATAAACATATGGCCGACACACTTGTCTGACATTTCCATTTTTTGGTGTTTTCACCATTACACTTGAGCCGTCTACAAATATTAATGGAAGCATGGTGTAATCAGTTTCTGCATATTCTAATACTTGGTTTTCTATAACACGATATCGCACAATTTTATCAATTAATGTTTTTCTTGGCTCTCCTTCAATAGAAGGTGGAACGGTTATATCATCCCATTCATCTACCATTTTTTTATATTGTTCCATTGTCATGGTTTTTCCGTCTCTTACCTTGACAATGGTTTTTTCCATTTTCTTTTTTTCGTAATAATCGCCAACTAAAATTATCTCAGAATTGTCATTAATATAAGACCAATTAAAACCTGCAAAGTCTCTTCTAAAAGATAAAGTATTAACGGGGACATCAGGATATTCATCCTGAAAATCTTCTTTGCTTTTTGGAAATAATTCTGCACAAAACATACCATCGCCTTTATGGCTATATTTTGCAATTTTATCAAATACACATAAAGTTGGTTCTGCTCTATCAATTTTAATAACCTGATCCATTGACATTGGATTTGCATAATCTGTATACACTTTAAAAACTGAAAAACCACCTGCTAATAAATCTTTATATACTTCATATCGCGTATGATGATTGTCTATGTCTAAAAGTACATGGCGTAAATGTTGTTCAACGACTTTTAATGTTATCCAATCTACTTTGTCCTGGTCATCAGAAGTGACCATGATGTCTGGTTCTTGTTTTGAAAATTCACCCAATAATCTAGAAACTCTTGCTTCTAAAGTATTGAACTCCAATTGCGGACGTTGCATTGTTTGTAAAAGTGTAATTTCATCTGATGTTAAATTTGATTCAAATACAAAACGAATAAATTCATTGTAACGATCATAATTGCTTTTAAAATAATCGTGAGCGTTTTTTACACGTGTTTTGATTTTTGAAAGTTGTTGTTGATGTCTGAGTGCTACTTGCATTCCGAAAGTCCCTTTCAGTAATTTTTAGCGTGTATATGCCTTGTCACGCAACTTGTCTAACCTATTATGACCTGAGGTTAAGGTTTTTGCTAGTTGATTATAATCTGTTTTTGCTGTATTTGCATTTAATAAAACGTTGTCTATTAATGCCATTTTAATAGCGTCTGCTGCCGTGTCCGCAATATCATCTCTTCTATGTGTTTCATTTGCTGTTATTTTTGACATATGATTTATACACATATCCGCATGTTTTGCATTGCTTGTAAATGATATTTTTTTTGAAGCCACATAAGGTTGACACTCTAAAAATCTTGATGTCTTGCTACCACTCGCCCTACTTCGAGGTATATCTCTTATTTGCATTCCTCGTGCTTCTTTTAAAATTGACAATAATGTTGTTCCAGTGGATTTTTTTTCTATTGCAGCCAAGAGGGGAGGGCGTTTATGCCTCATGCAATCAGACCAAAAATCCATAAAAACACTTTGCAAATCTTTTGGCTCAACAAATATTTCAATGCAATCTAACCAATGCAAACCGTATTCACCCGTTTTTATGCCAAAATTTTCTATTTCGTAAATACCCCAAAAACTAAATACAGAAGCATCATTATAATTTTTATCTGTTTCTGCTGTATCCGCTGTTATAAATGTAGAAATAATTTCTGGTTCTTGGTCCAATAAAATAAACCATTCTTTTTTAAATACTGCTCCCCCTGCTGGCTGAGGGTCTTGTTGATGTTGAGCTGCAAATACATAGATGTCTCGCTCTTGTCTAATTCGTAGCATTTCTAGTGGAAAAGCTTCAGGGTAAAGAGCATTTCCAGCTTCATCTATTGATTTAAGGATTACACGTCTCCATTCATACCCGTCTTCACCATTAAGTAAATATGCCGCTAAATCTGCTTCATGAAGACGTTGACCAATCATTATAAAAGGTACGTTTATTCCGCGAGCTCGTTGTTGGATAGTATCTCGATAATTTTGGATAACTTTCTCTCGCATCGTATCGCTAAATACTTCATCTGGTTTGTGAGGGTCATCGAGGATAAGGGCACCACTGAATCTTCCAAGTCCGGGGAGACCCGCATCACGACCAGTGATAGCTCCAGAGCTGCCAAAAGCTCCAACTGCGCCTCCAGCAGTTGTCTGAAAAAAATCTTTTGCTTTTGAATCTGCTCTGAGTTCGACACCAAATAATTCCTTGTATTCTCGCAGCATCATAATTCGTCTAACGACATCCGTATGCGTTGCTGCTAATGTTTGTGAATAAGATATGTATAAAAATCTAGAATCAGGATATTTAGCCATACACCAAGCGGTCCACATACTTAACAAAGTGCTTTTACCATGTCCAGGTGGAACATTTATAATCAATCTAGTAGTTTCTAATTTGGCACATTTCATTAGTTCGCGACAAATTGTTGTAATATGATTCTCTCTTCCCGGTGGATTGGGAATAATAAAGTCACGACCTGTTAACAAAGGATAAAACACTCGCGTAAATTGAAAAAACGATGTTTGCAAATCAGATATTAATCGAGCATGTTGTTCGTCTTGATTCATATTTTCCTTAATTTGGCGTCTTCGAAAAGGCTGCCTTGCTAATTATATGACCATAACACACGCCGAGGACATAATAGGCGACAATCTCCTGGAATTGCACCAGGTACGAGTCTAGCTAGCTTACTTACCATTTTGAGGACTCAAACCCAAACTGGCATCCCACACAAAAGTCTTTACCGGTGTTCCGTGACAACTTGAATGTAGTTTAGATAAATCTCTTTGTCACTGTCCTATTTATCAATTTTCAGCTACGGCTTCACTGTCAGCCTGAGATTGTCTTAATTAGTACGGATAAACACTTGAAGTTGGTTTAATTCCACCTGTTTTTATCCTTTTAATTTCATTTTTGGTAACATCACTATCCGGTCTATGTTTGTGACCTTCTTCATATACATAATCTTCTTGTAAATGTAATCTATACCATTCATACAATCTGTTAGTAGTGTTACAAAATCTTGACTGGTCTTCACGTATTATAGATTATAACTGTTGTTTTGATAGATATCTGCATGCTCTACATAAAAAGAATTCTAATGTATCTTGATATTCATGGGCTGATGGTACCCTATCATTTCCTATACCTGTGGTACATGGCATATTTAATCCTTATGCTTAGTTATTAACATAATCAGGCTTTATTTTACTATATCCCACAGTTCACCATCTCTTCTTTCTAGAACTTGATCAGCTTGTAAAGAATCAATATCTTCCTGTGATAAAATATATTTTGGCTTATCCCAAAACAAAGTACAGCATTCCATGAACTCTACTTCGCCACCAAAATTATCTTCCAAGAATTTCTTGTCCCGCTCCATGGGAGTGGGTTCTAAATAATCAAGATTGTCATAAACTAATATGTAACGCGCATCTAAACTCATTTTTCTTTCACAATTCAATCAACGGCTTAAACATATCGTCCACACATTTTACATTCCATTCTTTCCACTTGTACCCCAACAACTCAGCCTTATCATCAGGTATCGGCCAATAATCACACTCCCATCGTGATATAGTCATGTAATTGACGTGCAATAGTTTAGCCAAATCTTTTTGACGAAGATTCATTGCTAGACGTATTTGTTTGAGTTCAATGTTAGTCATTATTTAACCCTTTTAAAATCAATGGATGGCAATAATCCCTCTTTGATTTTCTTATTTATTAGCTTATATTGTCAATCAAACTGTTTTTTAATAATACACATTTTAACTGGTTCTAAAATGCAAAAATGGGTTACTCCTGCAACTGTCATAACTTGGCTTCCACACTCGTCGCATTCTGAATCTGTTGCCCAAATAGAAAAGTCTTCATTATCTATTAGTCTTCCCAGATAAAAGTAATTGTTCTCAGTAAATATCAAACAAATAACCTCCATTGGAGGTCTATAATTTTTAACTGAATACCATTTCATTATTTAACACTCTTGATTTAAACAATTAACAAAATCATTCATTCCTTCCACCGTTTAAATTTTTTATCGCAATTGAAGCATTCAACAACTATACATTCACAATTATTTGATTTGCAATTTATAGTTAATTCATGCTCGCAATAATTATCGATTAGGGATTGGATTTTTTTGCATAAATTTAAATCCGGAAGATTTCTGCGTGTATTGTGTGAGTGCATCTGATAACCAAAAAGTAATTCTTGCAATTCTTCTTTTGTAAATTCATTCATGTCAAAAATCTCTCTGAAAACCTTCGTGTATCCATTGGTAAAAAGTATTTAAAGGCATTTCCATACCTTCCCCTTTACTGGATTGCACCCAAATAATATCTTTGCTGTTAGTGTCCATAACAATGTAAAAATCTTTCATGGAATCATCTTTATATATTTTAAATGATAATTTGTTTAAAAGCAGGTCATTTGTGAAGTCATTCATCTTTATCTCGTTCTTATCGCATTTTGTTTTTTTCTTATGTAATTCACAATCAACTATCCACGGAGAATTAGAATTACAAGCAGGATGAACATACAATATTTCACCGCATTTATAGCATTTGCATTCTATTAATTCATATTTTGGTTATTGATTATTAACATTTCATATTTCCAAACTAAATCATTTATTTAGTGCTAGTGTATTTATATTAATGTAGTAATTTTGTAAACTTTTTATGCAT